ATGAATCAAATTTTTCAAATGATTGAAGAAGATTCAAAGGTGGCTTTTAGCTTTGAAAATCAATATAAAAGAACTACATATGTTACTTTTATGCCCTCATCTGTTAACACTTCAGCTACAACGGACCCAAACACTAAAAAGACCTCTATTTGGTTTCACATTGTTGCTCAGTTTAAGACTCAATATGCAAGTATTGACGAGAACGGTCAAGTTAGCGATGATGCAAATGAGACAATTAAGCAGCTTTTTATAAAGTTTCCACAAAGCTATCTAGAAGAACAAAAAGTTTTACAAAGCGAGTTTAAAAAGTTCTTGAAAGAACACTTTATTGGCAAGCGCTTTTTAACTCTTCCAGTAGGCACCGAGGGGCAAAAATACGAGATAAAGGGCGATAAATTAGTAGCGATTAAAAATCAAACAGAGACAACAATTAGTGAGAGTTTTAATTTAAGAGCCTTTATCGATGAGATAAACCAAGGTAACAAAAAAGAACCATTACAACCAAGCGAAAAGAGTGTTAAGCAGCCAAGAGTGCTTTAAAAATAATCCTACCAAAGCGCATTTTTTTTAAGTGCGCTTGAATAGGAATATTTTCCTAGATTTTTTTAAAGGGGGATAGGATGAGAAAGACATTTATAAAATTTCTTTCACTCTTAACGGTCTTTACACTTGGCGCAACTAACGCACTGGCAGACGTTACGTTTAATGAAGCTGGAAAACCAACCGGCACCATTGACGTATCTAATGTTTGGGCGTTTGGTGGCATTTTACTAACTGCTTTAGCTAGTATTATTGTCTTAAGATGGATAATTGGCTTTGTAAAACGTGGCTAATTTCTAGGGGGCTTTAAAGCTCCCATTTTATAGAGTAATTAAAGATTTTAAAATGAAACTTCCATTAGACGGATTACACCCTTTTTTACTAGCATTCTTTGCAATCTTAATAAGTGCTTTAATTTCTTATAAAATCATACTCGCGATTGTCATGTTATCGAAAGAGAGTTTTGAGTGAAAACGGCTTTTGCGCTTGGGATAAGTTTAGGAAACTACAATTTTTTAATGGGGCTTAGCGGTTTAATATGTGGTTTTTTGTTGTGGTTTTTTATATTTATTTTTGTGAGTAAGATGTAATGAATGTTTTATCTATTACTGGGGTTTTAAGCTTCGATTATTTCTTCAGCCTGATTTTTTGGTTTGGGCTCGAACTTTTTCCGCTCTTTTTAATATTGGCTTTAATTTCAAAAAGATGGTTTAAATGAGAGTCTTTATTACGCTGTTTTTATTCTTTAGCTTTACTTATGCTTCTAGAATGCAAGCCTTTTTTGATGCGTACGAAGTCCCTGTAGTTGAGCTTGATGAAAAAGAGCGTGTTGTAATATTTCATAATCGTAGATGCAAGGATTATAAAGAGGGCTTTACAGCTGAAATTTGTGATAACTATGATCTCTTTGATGATGGTGTTGGAGGGAGTGAGAATTATTACAAAAAGGAGATATTAACATCTTATAAGCTTGGAGCAAGAGAGCTTAATATCAACTCTTATTATGATGCAGAGATAAATTGGAATGATGAGTTTGTTGGAAAAAGATGGGATCATGGTCTTGTAAAGATCTTAAAAAAGACTCCAGATTTAGATAGGGAAGATGCCTTTGGGACAATGCTGCAAGCTTATACAACAGAGATTTATCCAGGTAAATTTTATGGGCGTCAAGAGTGCCCTAGTAGTGCTCCGTATTTTAGCTCGGCAGCAAAAGAGTGTACTGGCGTATGCGATAGCATCCCCAACTTCGTATCACGAATGAATTGTTATTGTAACGATAGAGGTTGGGGAGAAGCTGGAAATTTAGATGATGTCATAGCAAACGGAACAGAGAATAAAAACTGCTCTTTGCAGTGCCAAAACGCCCCAATCTCTAAAACCTACACAGAAAAACAGTGTCAAGAAAAGTGTAATCCAACAATCTTAGCAGCCGAATATGTAGCTCCTTGTCTTGAAGAATGTAGGCATGGGGAACAAGCTATTATAAATTTGACTAATTCTCAGTGCACAACTGATGATTTAGATGTAGATGGCAGCACTGGAGCGGTAAAACCGCCTGAGAAAAAGCCAGATGAGGATAAGCCAACCCCTCCAAAACCAGACAAACCAACCCCACCAAAACCAGATAACCCAAATAACAGCGATATACCAAATAACAATAACAACACAGGCAACAATTCAGGCAGCAATTCAGGCAGCAATGTAGGCAGCAATTCAGGCGGCAAAAATCCAAATAGTGATACTTCACATAAAGTAGAGATTGGAGATGGCAACACTGGGGGCACGCCAAACACCCCCACAAAACCAGACAAAGATCATGATACTTCAAAGATAATTCCACCAAATAATAAGAGTGATAATACAGAGTGTAAGGGGGAGGAGTGCGGCAAGCCTGGAAATTTACCAGGTGAGGATATTAAAAATGGGGTAGAAAAGATGTTTGGAGAGTTTGAAGGCTTTAAAAATACTCTATTAAATAAGACAGATAGCCTAAAGAGTGATTTAGAAAATCTAAAAGAGAGAATTACTATAAACAAATTCCCGCAGATGATGAATTATGAAGTAGAGAGTTGCCCATACAGAGCTACTTTTACAACTCAATATTTCTCAATACCTCTAAGCTTTGATGTTTGTAAGGCGGTATCTTTGTTATATCCAATTCTTTATTTTTTAAGCTTTTCTAGTGTGATGTTTTTAGGCATAAAGTTTTTTATAAAAATTTTAATGGGGTTGTAGTATGCATTTTGTAGTTTTATTTATTATAGAAGTTATTAAATTTTTAAAAGATATCGTAATAGCGTGGTCTAAAAGAGTAATAACCTTTGGTTGGATGGTAGCTATAAATGTCGCTTCCTTGACGACTTTTGTAGCTTATATATACTCTTTAATAAAGTGCGTTGAATGGTTATATGAGAGAATTAATGGTTTAATAGATTCCTTATCTGGTTTGGTATTTGGTGGAGACGAGATTCTATCATTTAGTATGCAAGTAGCCGTTGCTAGCGGGGCATATAGTGGCGCATTAGATGCGCTGCGCATACTCTTAGATGGATTGGTATTTTATTTTAGCGCGTTGCTCACAAAATATACGATGAAAGTTATTATGCAAGTTCGCATAAATATCTTATCTTTGATAATAGCGTTTAAATAAGATGGCAATTACATATATTACAGGAAATCCAGGTAGCGGAAAGAGCTACTTAGCAGCGTCAAAGATATATGATTACTTTTATGCACAAAAGAAGAAGCCGCCCAAAAACGACAGAGAAAACTTAACAAAATATAGCTTTTGCTACACAAATTTAAATGAGTTTGCATTTGATAAATTTGATGATGTCTTTGAGTTTAAAATAGATGATTTTAGAGTGTTTTTAAGTGATCTATACAATATCTATCAAGATAAAACGGGTGATAGCGAGCTTATAAAATATTGCAAAGATAATAAAATTTTTAACGCACTATTTGTAATCGATGAAGCCCACAACATCTTTAAAGAAAAGGGTGATGAGCTGCTTATTTGGTGGCTTACTTACCATAGGCATTTGCATCATGACATAATTTTAATTACGCAAAATCTATCTTTAATAAATACAGAGTATAAAAGCATTGCGGAGTTTTTTTATAAAGCTGTAGATAGTGGAAAGAGGCTTTTTGCCTCTAAATTTCGCTACATTCAATATGGCTCATATAAGATGACACTAAATTCAATTATCCAAGGCGGAGCGTTAAATCTAAAACAAAACGAGGATATATTTAATCTATATATAAGTGGCGCAGCAAGCTCAAAAAAGAGCTTTGTAAGAAACTATCTTTTGATTTTTATACTCTTAATTTTTATCTCTGCTTTTGGATTTATCTCACTTATTCAAAGCTTTCAATCAAGCGAGGAGCAACCAATAAGCGAAGATCAACCAGTGAAAAAGATAGAGAGTACAACCCAAATTAAACTTAAATACAGATGAGATATTTTACTTTGAGATATCTTGTAATAGTGGATATTGTCAAATATTAAACGGTAAATACTATGAATTTGAAGTTTCGTATCTAAACTTTTTAATAGAGAATTTAGAGCCTATCTATGTAAGACAAAGAGCCTCACCAAAAGGCTATTATAGATTTTTTATAGCTTTTAAACAAAACCCATTTATAAATTTAATTAAAAGGAGTATCAAAGATGAAAAAGGTGATAGTTTATCTAATACTAGCCATAAGTATTAATGCAGCACAATTTAAGCATGAGTTGGGCGATTTTATAAATATGGCTGCGCAGCAAAACGATGTAAGAATTTTAATAAGTGAAAGCGTCGATAAGAGCGCTTTTAAGTTTTACACAAAAGAAAAAGAGCCTAAAATCTCTATTGATATGCTTAAGCAGATGTTAAAATCGAATAATTTGGTGCTGCTAAAATTTGATGATTTTTACTTTGTGGATACGGATAACTCAAAAGATGAGATAATAGATTTAATCTCAAATAAAAACAGGCTCTACTCAATATTACTAAAAAACCACACCTCAAGCGATGTAACCAATCTTTTAAAAATGCTCGATGTAAATTCGACCTTTATTTCAAATACAAATGAGGTCTATTTTAGTGCGCCAGATGATGCAGTTTACGAGAGCATTAAATTAGCCCTTGCAAATATAGATAAAAGCCCAAAACAAGCGCAAATCAAAATTACGATTTTAGATACAAACCTAGCCAAAGTTAAGACACGTGGCTCACAAATTTCAAGCTATCTAAAATCTGCCCCAACTAATACTTATAACTACTTTTTAAACTTGATAACGATGCCATTTAATGCCACTTCAAATGTGACAAATGGCTCAAAAGGTGGATTTTACGAGGTGCTTAAATATCTAAACGAAAACGACTTTACAAAGATCGAAGCAAATCCAATTTTTCTATTAAGAAGTGGTAAAGAGCTATACTTCTCAAGTGCTCAAAATATCCCATACTTAACGCAAAATAAAGCCTTTAAAGATGATAAAGAGAGCGTTACAAATAGCTATGAGTATAAAGACGTTGGATTAAAAGTAAAGATTAATCCGCTAATCTTAGATAATGGCAGCATCGATTTAGATATAGATTTAATCATGGAAAACATAATCTCCACACAAAACGATAAACCTACTACATCTAAAAAGCAGCTAAAGGGAAGCTATCTATTAAAGCGTGGAGAGCTACTAATACTTAGTGGATTAAATCAAAACCTAGAGTATAACAAAGATTACAGTGTTCCTTTGCTCTCAAATATCTGGATATTAGGAGAGCTATTTAAATATAGATCAAAAGAAATAAAGAGCACAAATTTAACTCTTTCTATTGAGATTTTATAAAGGGTATAAAAATGCAAAAGACAATAATACATAAAGACGGAAAGACCTATATTTACGCTTCTAAAATAGAGGCTTTTAATAGACCTTATGCAATTAGCCCTCAAGATAAAGCTGTAATTGATGAGAAGATTGAAAAAGGTGTCGAGTTTTTAAAAAACACTTGGATATTGCAAAAGAGTAAAAACGATGAAGAAGAGGTTAAAAAGCGAGGCTATAAAATTCAAGAGTACATTACCATGCTCGATGTATCAATGGGGGCAAACACTACCCCGAGACAGTATCATGCCGAACTTTACAATAGAATATTAACACTAAAAGAGTATGCAAAAGAGCTAGGATTTGACATGCCAGTATTTATAACAATTACCCCGCCTAGCAGCCTAAAACCGCTAAAGCAGATACAAATTACTCCAAACTTAATAAAATTGATAGATAATCCAAAATTTAACGGTGCTCTAGATTATGCAATTAAAGGACGTGAATATATTGGTAATATTTGGCGAAAATTTACCAATCATCAAATATTTAAAGATATTAAAAAGCAATTTGGAACAAAGCTAATATTTCTAAAAGTTTATGAGCCCTTTTTAGATGGTGCGCCCCACTCTCACATAATCTGCTTTATCCCTTCAAGCTTTAAAGAGCGTTTTATAAGGGCTTTTAACAACTGTGTAGGAAAGACCAAAACAGATGTAAAGACAGAGTTTAACGGGGATGTAGGGGGCGTTATAGCCTATATATTTAAGTATGTGTTAAAGAGTTTTATTCATAAAGATGAGAAGCGTTTTATAGATGATGTGGCTTATTGGTATATAAAGTTTAATATGCGCCGCTTTTCTACCTCTAGAACTTTAATACCACTAGCATATTATAGACGCATAAAAGCAAAAAAGAAATTTAGAGACATGCTAGAGATGACAAAAGCCTATAAAAATGATATGTTTGAAGTTACTTGCATAGCAAATATGTATAAAAGCTTAATAGGAGAGCGCCTATTAAGCCAAGATCTAAAGCTTTACGAGATTGTTATAAATGTAATAGATGATGAGGGTTTTTTAAACTCAGTTATAGCCTATAAGCGCAGCGATAAAATAACAATTCAATTTAGTGATGGTTCTGAAAAGATAATCGATGAGTACACCACCTCAAAATCAGATGTAATAGATGAAGCAGGTGGAATAATAGAGGTAGATAAAAAGCTGCAAATAACAAATGAAATTCAAGAGATGAAGACTGCCAAAGGGATAAAAAAGGTCTTTGGAGCTTTGTTTAAAGTAAGCCTTAAACAGCTACCTCAAGAGTTAAGACCAGATGAGGCTTTAGAGGAGCTTTTAGAAGAGGTATTTAAACAAAACGCCCTAAGAGTGGTCCAAGAGACAAACAAAGAAAGAGCAAAAGAGAACAAAAAACAGCTAAATAGAGCACTTAGTAAGGGAACCCAATTTAATACCATAGGGGCAATGTTAGATGAAATTTAACTACTATGCAAAATTATATTTAAACTTTGGAAAGACACAGTGGAAAAAGTCGACATTTATAAAAAACTCATCAATCGTAAAGAATAGATTCAGCGAGTTTTTAAATCTCGATATAGATATTATAAAACCTAGCATGATAAAAGCATGGCTAATACAATTAAAAGATGTTGGAAATAAATCAAAAAGGCACTATATAAATGCATTAAATAGCATATTTAATCTAGCCTTACAAGATGATATGATAAATAAAAATCCAATAAATTTTAAAATAGATTATCAAGCGCCAAAAATTAAGCCTTTTAATATCGATGAAGTTAACAAAATATTCAAGCTATCTAAAAAGTATAATAAAAATTTTCAAATGTTTATAAAAATGGGCTTTTTAACAGGTATGAGAACGGGGGAAATTTTATCTTTAAAAGTCAAAGAGATAGATTTAACTAAAAAAATTATAAAAATCAACTCATCAATCTCAAGATTTGGCGAAGATAGCCCAAAAACCAAACAATCTAAAAGGGTAATTCCAATAATCGATAAGTTAGCAAACGATTTAATACTATTTATAAACTATAAAAATACCTATCTATTCCAAACGACTAACAATAAACCATATACAAACACAGATTTTTTTACTAAAAAATGCTGGAAACCAATATTAAAAGAGCTAAATTTAGAATATAGAAGGCTTTATGTAATGAGGCATACATACGCAACTAACATGTTGTATAAAAACTTGGTATCCCCTACACAATTAGCCAAACTTTTAGGGCATACAAACCCAAAAATGATTTATGATGTGTATGTAAACTACCTAGACGAAAATATGGAAAACTTTAACAGGGGGATAAAGAAACTAAGTTTTTTTTCTCTAAATAATAATCAGAAATCAAAATCAGCACATAATAAAAGCACAACATAGTAAAAGATATTAGTAAATCTCTTTAAATATTAGCGTCAAAAAAAAGCGACATTGGATATGCTTTTTTTAAACTGTTTTAAAAAAAAAAAAAGATTGCAATATTTAAAAAAGTAGTTTTCTATCAGTGGAGAAATTTCGCAAATTTTTGAAATAGTTTCCAAAAATAGACTTTTAAAAATCTGCAAAAATGCAACTTATTTTTTTATCATAGCTTTTTACAAAAAAAATAATTTTCGAATAATTAACAATTGTGTAAAAGCGATTTTTAAAAAACCTAAATTCTTTTTAAAAAAATCTATTTCAGAATTGTTAACTTGCTAAAATGATATAAAAACACAAGAGCCACCGGGGGGAGGCTCGCAAGCTCGCTCCCCCCGGTGATTTCTCCACATAATTGACTTTTTTGGTTTTACCTTTTAGCGCAACTTTCCATTTCAACTATTAGCCTATTATAACACGCGTCTCTAACATGTCAAGGGCGTCGCTGCGCTCGTAGATGGCTAAAATCCCGCCCTACGCCGAGGCGGGATTTTTGCCACCCTTGACACATTAGCCCCGCGTGTCGGAGGGGCTAATAGGTGAAATGGAAAGCTGTGCTTCGCATCCCCTGAGGGCGGGAGACTTCAAATCCCTCTCTGTCCGCCACCAAATTTAAATCCTTATTTCCTTTATTTTAAGATATTCAATTAAAAATATTCAGCTCGTAATATAAAGTTTTGCTTAAATGCGTTCTTTATAAAAAGTAAATTTATATAGTTTTGAAAAACATTTTAAAAACATCTCATTCTAATTTAAATTTCACACAAATATTTAACTCATTTTAAAACCTAGCTTTTTAATAATAAAAAGTAAATATATTCTTAAAAAAATAACCTAGTAAAAAAATATTATTTAACTTTTACTTGAAAATCATTATACTTTCCATATATTTTAAATCAAGGAGAACTTTATGGAAAAGTTACTTAAAATTGTTGCGTCAGCATTTTTGTTGTTTAGTTTAAGTGCCACAAGCGTGTTTGCAGATTCTGCAAAAGGGCAAAAGTATTACTTAAAATACATGAAAGATGCAACTGGCATGAAAGGCGATAAATTTGCTACAGGTCACACACAAGCTGAATGGGAGGCATTGTTTGCTGGAAGTGCAGAGAAATTTGTCGAAGAGTATGGCGAAAAATATCCAAAGCTAAAAGAGTTTTTTCAAAGTGATAAATTTCCAAAATTTATGCCACATATAAAAGATTTTTGTATTGAATACGCAGCAGATAGCGGCAAAGTTCCACACTGCTAAATTTTAAATAAAATTTAAAGGCAAAATTATGAAAAAATTTATTGCTCCACTGCTATC